AAGGCACATTTACGGCTACAAAATAAAAGTGCAATTTGTCATAAGCCCTATCTGCTATAATTAAGGCATGATTGGCATGACTTTAGTATTCAAGAAGCAGGTACAAAAGACCGTTGGCGGCATACCGCAAGTAGACGACTTCAATAACCCCATTATGGAGATTAGCAACGTAACAGTTGACGATTGTTTGGTAGCACCTATCACTGAACCTACCAACGCAAGAGAGCAACTAGCTATGGAGCAATCTCGTATGCAGGTTCGTATTCACATTCCAAAAGCTAGTACCGCTGATGTCAGCGATTCCGAGATTACGTATGGCGGTAAAGATTTTCGAGTCGATAGCGATAGTGTTGAGTTTATGCGAGAGCTGACGCCGACTCGTTGGTGCAGATACTTCCGCGCAGAGGCAATCGTATGAACAACGTAGAAGCAATTATCATCAGCTGGCTCAACAGCAACATTACCGGCTACTCCGCATACTCCGATACGCCAAAGACTCCACCAACCAAGTACATACTAGTCGAGCGTGAGGGTGGTGGACGTGAAGCTATGGTGCTAGACCAGTCCAGCATAGCGATACACGTCTATCACAAGACATCAGGACCAGACGCTAGCAACACAGCCAACCTCATAGCAGATACCATCACCGGCTTACTAAGCAACGACAATATTACCCGCGCAAAGGTAAACAGCATTGTGCGACTAGACGATGTTATTAAGCAGTACTATCAATACATCGTGTACGTAGACGTATACCATAGGCGATAGTGTATAATTAAGATAAGTCAGAAATACTGGTGACGACCAGGAAAGGAAAACGGTTATGACTCAGAAATTTTACGTTAAAAATTCATCAGACGAATACGAGGAAGTTAAAGCCTTCAAAAAAGAGGACATTGATCAAATCGTAGGCGACTCCAAATGGTTCACCGAACGCCTTGAGCGTGAACGTGGCAAGTTTGCAGATTACGACGAGCTGAAGTCAAAGGCTGAAAAGCTAGAGGCAGCAAGTAGCGAGTACGAAAGCAAAATTGCAGATCTATCGGAGCAGCAAAAAGGTTATGATGCCAAAATCAAAGAGGCTGTTGCAAGAGCCGACAAGATAGAGGCTATCAGCAAATACAACCTATCTGATGAGCTAGCAGAGTTCGTCACAGGCGACACCAAAGAAGAAATGCTCAAGAGAGCCGAAAAGCTGTCCAAGAACACTTCTAGCGGTGCAGCAATCTCCAAAAAAGAGGTAGGCGAACCAGATGAAACTCCGTTTCATAAAATGCGACGTGAATTACTGGGAGACTCTGACGATTAACTAAATAATCGAAATGGAGAATTAACATGTCACGAGTAGACGGCCAAATTTTAAAAACAACAAACCTTAGCCTTGCAAACCATACTGCAAGCGGCATCTGGAAGAAAAACATCAGAAGCGGTGTACTAGCACGACTAGCACCACAGCTACCTGACCTCAAAACTGGTCAGACTGACATGTTTACATTTACTGGCACTCCTAAAATGGAGCTAGTCGGTGAAAGTGCTGAAAAGAGTAACACTGGCCAAAAACCTACCAAGGTTGTAGCTCGTACTTACAAACTACAGTACACACATCGTGAATCACAGGAAGTTATGTGGGCTGATGAGGATTATCAAATCGGACTTATGCAGATGATCGCTGAAAACGTTGCAGCTGCTTCAAGTCGCGCACTTGACCTCTTGGCTATCCACGGTGTAAACCCACTTACTGGAAACACTGGTGGAGTTACTGATTATCTCGTAGGCATGGCTGGAAACAAAGTTCACATTGTGAACCAAACTTCTAACGCTGATACAGATATGAAAGCACTCGCAAGCCAAATCAACAACGCAGGTTACGTTGCATCAGGTCTTGGTCTTGACCCTACCTACGCAAGCGTTCTTAGCGAAGTTGAAAACGGTGCAGGCGTTCAGAAATACCCTGAACTAGGCTTCGGCGGATTCAATACTGAAAACGTACGTGGACTTACAGCGGCAGTTTCAAACACTGTTAGCGGTTCAGCTGAGGGACTCACAACTGGTGTCAAAGCCGTTATGGGTGACTTCTCAAGCTTCAAATGGGGCATCGCGCGCAATATCCCACTATCTACAATCCTTTACGGTGACCCAGATGGTAACGGAGACTTGCAACGACACAACGAAGTAGCATTCCGTGCTGAAATTGTTATCGGCTTTGCATTCCTTGACAGCGGAGACGGTTTCTCACTCCTACAGAACAACGCTAGCTAATAGCAGTTCTCTATAGGCAATCGGCGGCTCAATACGAGCCGTCTTTTGTTTGCTATAATTAGAGCATGGCAACAGAACTTCAAAAAGAGTACATCAACGACCTCGCAGTTAAAAAGGTCAAAGAGTTTAAAGAGTTTAAAGAACTACTAGTGGCGAACGATATCGTGAAAGCTGACACTGACACCGCTAACGCCACGACACTAGCCGAGATCACCAACCGGCTAACCGATAAACAGGCAGCTGACCTGATAGACCTACTAATAGCGAGAGCCGAACCCTACCGAGATGAACGGTATGCAGATAAGCGTGTTAAAACCGTCATACAGACACTAGAGAACATCAAGAAGACAATAGATGGCTGGGACTTCAAATGAACTACGCTGAATTAATTAAAAGTATACTGCCACAGGTGCTACTAGCGAGCCGACTGATCAACAACCCCGAAATAGCGCCAGATGTACGCCGTCGCAACCAAGAGATACTATTCCAAGAGGTTGGCAGTGCTGTATACGCTAAAACCTACGACATGAACGCCTTTGATATGAATATTGAGTACACCAAAGGCGCCGGGCTTGATAATCGGCATTACGGCATGGCTAAAGTAGCAAGCGATAGCATATCCAACGGTACAGAGATTGACGCAATCATTAGTAGCTACTTAGTTGACACCGCAGCTAAAGCGCAGGGCGATGCATTCAAGATAGCCTTACAAAGCGGACAAACACCAATGGTCAACCGTCAAGCTATCGGTGCTACTACCTGCGCATGGTGTCGCGGCAAGGCCGGAACATATGAAGACCCCGACCCAGAAGTGTTTGCGCGTCACAATTTTTGCGATTGCAAAATTTTCACATCAGGCTATAAAACACGCAACGGCTTACTCGATAACTACAAGAAGCCGAAAAAATGACATGCTATAATAATATTAAACAAGAACGTCTACGGTAACGGTAAATACTGGCTACAAAAAGGACAACCATGAACCTAGACACCGAGCATAAAAAACAAGTTGACTTCCTACTAGATAGACTACGCAAAAAGAGCGTGAATGTTGATATTAAGTATCAGTACTACAACGCCGAAAATAGTTATGTGGACTTCGGTATATCAGTGCCGGTGAAGATGATGAACAGTAAACCAGGTATCGGCTGGGCTAGTCGTGCAGTCAACACGCTATCTGACAGGGTAGTGTTTGATGGCTTCGCAAATGATACATTCGGTATCAACGAGCTATTCGATGAGATCAACGCTAAACGTGTACTCAATAAAGCTAAAAAAGATGCTCACATAGCTGGGGTGTCTTTTGTTGCGATATCTGAGACACCAAACGGCGTGGCACTTATACCATTCACGGCAAGTGAAGCGACTGGCGTTATCGATGACAATACTGGCCTACTGAGCTACGGTCTAGCAGTTCTATCATGGACTGGCGATGATGCTTTAGCGCAGAGCAGCGTATCAGAGCCGAAAGATTACGTTGTATTTACACCAGAAGCAACCACCATATACAAGAACAAGAAGATTGATAGTATCACCAAGAACCCTACTGGCCGAACAATGCTACACGCGCTGACACACGGTGCGACTGCTTCACAGCCTCTAGGACGTTCACGTATTACAAAAACGGTTCGTCGTATCGTTCAGGAAGTAGCACGCGTTAAACGGCGTTACGAGATAGCTGGCGAGTTCTATTCAACACCACAACGCTACGTACTGGGCACTGAGCAGGACTTTACGCAAGAACAAAAGAACAAACTTGATTCTACTATCGGCAAAGCATGGGTATTTAGTAAAGATGATGACGGCGATAAGCCTGAAATCGGACAACTAGCGCAGATGTCTATTAACCAGTTCGAGGACAACAAAAAGGGTCTAGCACGCGACTTCTGCGCAGAAACAGCATTGACACTTCGCAACCTCGGCTATGAAACAGCAAACCCTACGAGCGCCGAGAGCTTATCTGCTATGAGCGATGACTTACTACTAGAGGCTAGAGCTTCACAAGATGAAATGGGCGAACAGATTAAACAGATAGCGATATCAATAAGATTAACGCTTAACAAGTCGGATAAAGTGCCGGAAGACCTCGAAAACATTAAAGCAGCATGGCGGCCAATCTTTCAGGTTGATGTTGGCGCTGCTGGCGATGCCGTTTACAAGCTTATACAGGCGATGCCAGAGCTTGCAGGCAGTGTACAGATATATCAGATGCTAGGTATGGGTGTACGCGAAGCCGAGAGCCTAAAAGCGATACGCGACAAGGCTAGTACTAATAACTTTATGACAGGAGAAGTGTAATGGCAGCTTTTGCAACCACAACTGAACTGGCAGCCTACTGGCGGCCATTAACCTCGGAAGAAGTGACCAGAGCGACTGCATTGCTAGATACGGCCAGCGACAGATTACGGCTGATGTACCGACCTGCTGATCTCGATGATAAAGTGACAGATGACACGCTATACGGCAGCGCAGTCAAGAATACAGTGCTAGAGTCTGTTAAACGCGCTATGACATCACCGATAGACGTACCGCCTGTAGAAACATACGGGCAAACGGCTGGGCCATACAGTGAAAACTTTAAGTTCGTAAACCCTGGTGGCGACCTCTACTTTAAAAAGTCAGAATTGAAGCTACTCGGCTTCGGTGGACAAACTGTAGACAGCTGGTCAACCACAACAGCAGATATATACCAGTCGTGGGAGTCATAAATAATAAAAGAGGTGCTACGTGGCGACTATTGATATAAACAGCATACAATCAGCGAAACGGCTACAAGCCGATAACGCTAAAGTGCAAAAAAAGCTCTCAGACATTGAGAGTGCTATATCGCAGTCTGCAAAAACTATCACCAAGTACTTAGACGGCAAGGTAACAAAAACGGAGCTTGTCAATCAGCTTGATAGCGTAAGAACACCGGACGTTGAAAAAGTAACTGAGCTACTGGAGCAAATCAAACAGTCAATCTCAGAGCAACAGCCAACCGATCTCGCGCCAATCACTGACGGCATACAAGCCGTTATAAGCACCACAAAACAACTAGCCGATAAAATACCCACAAATGAAGCGAAAGACTACACAGACGGCTTGAATGCCCTCCTGAGTACTGCTCAAGACATCGAGCAGACACTCAAAGACAAAGAGCTATCCGTAAACATAGCAGCGCCGAATGTTGCAGTCGATGCGCCAGACTTAAAGCCGTTACATGCTGACAATCAAAAAATCATTAAAGCCATCACCGACATCGCTATGCCGAAGTTCAGTACAGCCGAACTACAGGACGGCCAAAAAGAATTATTAGACGTGCTGAAAAAGATACTTGCCAAGCCAGTCGGCGGTGGCGGTGGTGGCGTCCAAACGACATTAACCAGAAATGATAACGCTATCGCAGTGGTAAACCCTGATGGTAGTAACGTTGGTGGTGGTGTCGGCTTAACTGATGCCGAACTTAGAGCGACACCAGTACCAACCACGATCAACAACACTCTAGTACCAGAGCAACACGATGAAATCCAAGCTACCTATCCAACCAGCTCAAGCGAAGTCTATACCTACAAGCTATCAGGTGTGAGCGTAGCAGTAGTTACAGTTACCTA